GGATGGCGGCCGAGGGGCTGGCGCGCGCCTCCAAGGGGACGCTGAAGACCGGTCGGATCTTCGGTCACAAGGTCCCCTTCACGCGCGACGCGAGCGGCGCGAACCTGACCAAGGGCTACAAGCTCACCGGCAAGTCGAACGCGCAGCTCGCGGAGATCATCGACGCGACCAAGGCCAAGGACCCGCAGAAGGCGCTGCAGGGGCTCTCCTCGCTCAATGCGAAGAAGATGCGCGAGGCGTCCGCGCTGCCGACCCCGGCCGGGAAGAAGATCCTCGACATCGTCTCGCGCCCGATCCACGCCGAGGCGGGCGCGGTGAGCGCGGCCATCGCCCACAAGAACGTCAAGAAGGCCGCCGTCGCCGGTCTGAAGGGCAAGGGTCAGACGACCTTCGGCGACGTGCTCCGGCAGCTCGGCGTCAAGGGCAAGGCCGCCTCGATCGGCGGCTTCATCGCCGACGTCGGACTCGACCCGACGACGTATCTGACGGGGGGCGAGTCGAGCCTCGCTCGCGAGTCGGCCGTGGCGTCCGCGAAGGCCGCCGCCAAGGAGGCTGAGAAGACCGCGCTCAAGTCGGCGCTCGAACGTGGCGAGACGGTCGCCGACGCGAAGAAGCTCGCGAAGGCGCGCGGCCGGAGCGCCGCCGCGTCCAAGCTGCGCGAGGCTGAGCGCAAGGCCGAGCAGGGCCCCGCTCGCGCGACGACGCCGGGCATCACGGTCAAGGTCGCGGGCAAGCGTCTGCCGGGCGTCACGCGCGCCACGAGCAAGGTCCGCCACGTCACCGGCGAGGCGGCGTCGCGGGCCGCCGACGTGCTCCCGGAGCGCGCTCAGAAGAAGGTCGCCCAGACGCGCGCGGGGACGCGCAACCTGGGCGCCATCGCCAACGCCAACGTCAGACGAGCGGGCGTCACCAAGGCCCAGCAGCGCGAGATCAAGGGGCTCTCGCGCGAGGCGCGAGCGCAGTCTGAGAAGGCGACGCGGCACCTCAACGCGCGCGTCAACGCGCTCGTCGGGCGGCTCAAGACCGACGAGCAGAAGACGGTCATCGACGCGATCGAGCGCGGCCGGATCTCAGACCTGAAGGGCAGGGCGCCCGCGCTTCGGCGCAGCCTGCGGCCGGGCCGCAACGTCGGGCGCCAGGACCCCGACCGGCTGTTCATCGCCGCCAAGCGGATCGCCGACGATCTGAAGTACAGCCGCCGTCTCGGCGCGCACTCGGGGCTCATCACCGGCCGCGTCGGACGCGGCTCGCGGACGGCGCAGCAGAGCTGGCTACTGGCGCACGGCAACACCCGCTCGACCGGCACCCTGAACAAGGTCCAGCAGGAGCTGAACACGGCGGGCAAGGAGCTGGCCGACGCGCGTCGCGAGATGAAGGCGGCGGACAGCGCGAAGGAGCACATCCTCGCCCGCCGCAAGGCGACCGCCGCCAAGCAGCGCTTCGACAACCTGACGGCCAAGCGCGACGCGATCAAGAGCGAGCAGGTCACCGCGCAGGCCGTCAAGCGCGGGCAGCAGGTCGAGCAGCGCGAGCGCTTCGGCTACCGGCCACGCGAGACCAAGGCGCAGCGCGCGAAGCGGCAGGCATCAGGGGCCAGCCGACCGGACGTGCTCGGGACCGAGGCGCGCGGCTACTTCCCCCGCATCACCAAGGCCGAGCAGGAGGGCAAGGCGGGGCGCGGCGTGCTCGCCCGGCTCGCGCAGCCGCTCTCAGATCAGGTCCGGCCCGCCACCGAGCAGGTCGGCTCCAACAAGCCCGACATCGCGGCGGGCAAGCAGCGCGAGCTGCGCGGCACGCGCGCGCAGATCCTCACCGACCCCAAGAACGCGCACAGCGTCGAACGGCTCACGTCCGACGTCCGCGCGTCGCTCGGGCACTACGGCGCGAGCGTCGCGAAGGGCAGCGCTGCGAGCGATCTGAACACGCGCATCGTGCAGCAGCTCGGCACCCCGCTGAAGGGCCGCTACCGCAACCTCTCCAAGCGCGACTTCGACGAGCTGGCCGATCAGGGCAAGAGCGTCTACCGCGTCCGGCGCGGCCAACTGGAGAAGGTCACCGACTACAACACCGCCCACAAGGCGTCGCTCGGGGAGCGCCGCATGGAGCACCCGACGCGCCCCGGCACCTACGTGCCCGCGCCGAAGGCCGCGACGACCAAGGCGGGCAAGGTCGCCGACTCGCGCGCGCTGCCGTCCGGCGGCCAGTACGCGATCCTGCGTGACGAGGACGTCGCCGCCGTGCGCAACCGGCTGCCCGGCCAGGCGACCGGCATCGGCCATGTCCTCGATGTCCCGACGAACGTGTTCAAGCGCGTCGCGCTGGGCACGCCCGCCTACCTCGTGCGCAACCTCGTCGGCGACACCTACAACGCGTGGACCGACGAGCGCTTCTGGCGGCTCGTGCGCAACCAGATCCGGGGCCAGAAGGCGCTCAGCGCGCTCGGTCATCAGGAGCGTGCGCTCGGCAAGTTCCAGCTCGCCGTGCCGGAGTCCAAGAAGACGATCACGCTCACCGACGCGCAGGCCAAGGCGATCGGCGACGCGCTCGGGATGGACCCGACGAAGGTCTCGCGCAAGATGAAGGCCAGCGCCGTCGCGGGGCTCGCGGAGCAGATGGGCGTCATCCGCCAGGGCCGCTTCCTGGAGCTGATGAACGAGGGCCGCACGCTCACCCGCCCGCGCGGCACGCACGCGTGGGACGCGGCCGTCAAGCGCGTCGAGGACTCCACGCGGCTGGCGACCTTCCTGGGCGGCCTGCAGCGCGGGCTGAACCCGCGCGAGGCGGCGGCGCGCGCGAGCGAGGTGCACTTCGACTACGGCGATCTGACGCCCGTCGAGCGCCGCTACCTCAGACGCGTCGCGCCGTTCTACACGTTCTCGGCGCGCAACATCCCGCTGCAGGTCCGCCGCACGCTGACCAACCCGGGCAAGATCGCGACCGTCGAGAAGGGCCGCGAGGAGGGCCAGAAGGGGACGGGGCTCCCGGCCGACTATCTGAGCAAGCTCAACCCGTACGAGGCGACGCAGCTCGGCATCCCGCTGAAGATGGGCGGCAAGACCTTCACGGTCTCGATGGGCGCGCCGTTCACCGATCTCAACGACGCGACCGCCGTGCTGACGGGGCCCTTCACCGGCGACACGAAGGGCGCCGCCGTCGCGGGGCTGCTGCGCGTCGCGGGCATGGCGAACCCGTACCTCAAGCTGCCGTGGGAGGAGCTGGCTAACAAGAGCGCCTTCTACCGCGACGAGATCCAGCCGACCGGCAACCAGTGGACCCGGCCGCCGCAGTGGGCGATCAAGCTGGCCAAGACGAACGCGCACTTCCGCGATCTGATGGGCATGCGGCCCGACGTCGAGATGAACGACGGCAAGGGCCCGGAGTGGGGCTGGAAGCGCAAGACCGACTACTGGGTGCGGCAGATGGGCCCGGGCGCGATCACGCCCCTGCTCGACGTGCTCGGGCAGGGCATCAAGGGCACCAACGCACGCGCTCAGACGAAGGAGCAGCGGCTGCTCGCAGCGCTCGGCCTGCGCACCTCCAAGTACGACCCGCAGATGGTCGAGCTGGCGAACCTCTACCAGATCGACGACGCGCTGAACTCGAAGCTCAACGAGCTGCGCGACACGGCCGGGCTCGACCCGTCTGAGCCCAACAGCGCCGACAACGCGACGCCCGCCTATCGCAAGCTGCTCGACGAGGAGTCCGCGACGCAGAAGAAGATCAAGGCGCTGCAGGCCAAGACGCGCCAGGGCGGGCTCGTCAGCGGCAAGCGCCAGACGTCCACGCCGAGCGGTAGCGGGCTCGACGTCGGCAGCGATGTGCAGCTCGGGGGCGACGTGACGCTCGGGCCTGACGTGCAGCTCGGGCCCGGCATCGACCTGCGCTGATCTGACAACCCCGGGAGGGGGTGACGCCGATGGCCGAGCGATCGGTGGTCGACGCCTTCAACCGCGCGATCCGCAAGACGGGCGCGTCCAGCAAGGTCGCCAAGTCGCTCTTCGAGGCGGGCATCGTCGAGTCGGGCCTGCGCAACCTCGACTACGGCGACCGCGACTCGCTCGGGGCGCTGCAGCAACGGCCCTCGCAGGGCTGGGCGAACGCGACCGACCCGTACAAGGCCGCCCTGGACTACCTCAAGCAGGCGATCCCGCTGGCGGGCAAGTACGGCTCGGCGGGGCAGCTCGCGCAGGCCGTGCAGCGCAGCGCGTTCCCGGGCCGCTACAGCCAGGTCTCCGGCCAGGCGGTCAAGTATCTGAGCGGCGGCGGTGCTTCCCCCTCCGCTGCCACCGCTGCCGCTCAGACCACCTCAGACGCCCCCGACAGCAGCAGCACCTACGTGCCGGGGACGATCACGCAGCAGCTCGCCGCGCAGCTCGCCCCGAAGGCGAAGCCGCAGTCCGGCCCGCTGCCGACGCTGGGGTTCGCCGCCAAGGCGCCGATGCCTGCCGGATACCAGGGGGTCCAGACCAGCGGCGCGCCGCAGCAGCAACGCTTCGACGCGCCGCAGGCCCTCTCCGCGCTGCAGGCGGTTGCCGCCGTGCAGGGCGACAAGGCCGCCTCCACGCACAGCGCGAACGAGACGAAGGCCAGCGAGTCCAGCCACGCCGACCGGCACGACGGGACGCACGGCTCCAAGGTGCTGGAGCTGATCCACAACGACGGCTCCGGGCCCGGCTACGGGATCAAGAACGGGCAGGTCGTCAACGGCTCGCAGGTCTTCTCAGACGTGTGGGCGGGCCATCAGAACCACGTCCACGTCGCGGCCGGTCCGAAGACCGTCGTGCTGCTCGGCAAGCTCGCGCAGCGGATGGGCCTGCGGGTGTCTGAGAACCCGCACTTCGGCGGCGTCGACCCGGCCGCGCACGTCCCCGACAGCTACCACGACCGGGGCGAGGCGATCGACGCGTCCGGCACGCCGAAGCAGATGGACGCCTTCGCCAAGGCGGTCGAGGAATACAACCGCTCGCGGGTGGTGCCGCGATGACCGGCCTGCTGATGTCAGACATCCCGCAGGTGGTCGTCACCTCGCCGCTCTCGTTCGCGCTCGGAGTGATCGTCGGGCTCGCGCTCTCCAGCCGCTGGCTGATCGTGCGTCGCGAGAAGAAGGACCGATGAAGACCCGGCCCGGCTGGTGGATTCACGGCGAGTGGGCGGGGCTGATCGCGCTCGTGCTGGCGATCGGCGTGTCCGCCTCGATGGTCTTCGACATCGTCGCGACGGTCGTCTCCGGCGAGCCGCTGACGCAGGCCAACGCGAACCTGCTCTCGACGCTCTTCGGCGCCTCGATCGGCGTCGTCGGCACCTACATCGGCGCGCACGGCCGCCACGGCGCGCGCGTGACAGACGCCACGGCGGGGGTCTCCTACGGCCGCCGCGCAAGCGACCTACTCGAAGAGGAGGACGAGTGAGCTACGACGCGCCCTCGAAGTACAAGGGCACCGGGACGTACGGGGTGCTCACCGAGGCCGAGCAGACCACCTACGACGAGTACACGAACCTCAGACGGATCTCGGACTGGCCGGGCTTCAGCACCGACCAGGACCAGCGCCGCGCCGACTCGCGTACGTGGATCACCGACCGCATGGCCTACCTCGTGCAGCTCGCCAACGGCCAGGTCTCCGGCCAACCGGCCGGTTGGGACACGAGCAACCGAGGCAAGCGCTACGACTACCTCTCGACGCTCAACACCGGCGCCCCGAAGCACGAGGTCCGGCTGCCGTGCTCGGGCTCGGCGACCAACAGCGAGAAGAGCTACATCGAAGAGCGCGAGGTCTACCTCGCGTGGACGTCCGCCTACGACGAGCAGAAGGCGCGCAAGCAGGCCAACGTCGACTGGCTCGTCAACCAGCGCAAGAAGCTCTGGCACCTGATGCAGGACGACGCGTCCAAGAACGACAGCAACGACCGTCAGACGCGCTACGACAACCTCTGCATCGCGACGCACCACGGCAAGGTCTACGACGACTGGGCCGAGACGCACAACAAGTGGGGGCAGCCGTACACGCCCTCGTCCGGGGGCTCGAAGACGGGCCGCTCGGCGTGCAAGGACTGGCTCGACGCGCAGCTCGGGATCAGCGAGAACCCGCCGAACTCGAACACCGGCAACCCCCAACCATCCGGTTGGCAGGAACGCGTCTACGGCGACGACGGCGTGCCGTGGTGCGCGTGCTTCGCCGTCTGCTCGGCGTGGGACAACGGCGTCACCGGCTCCGGCACGGCGAGCGTCTACCAGAACGTCCAGATGGCCAAGCGCGGCGAGGGGATCTACCGGGGCTGGACGAACGACCCGAGTCAGGTCCACGCGGGCGATCACGCCTTCCTGGGCTCAGATCACACGGGCGTCATCTACGACCGCGACACGGGCATCACCGTCGAGGGCAACACGAGCCCCGGATCTGAGGGCTCCCAGTACAACGGCGGCTGCGTCGCCAAGCGCAACAGGGGCTGGTCGGCGTGGACGGCAGGCTTCGGACTCGTGAGGTTCCCCGATGACTGAGACCGGCTCAGACGAGCTGCTGAACGCGCTCGCCTCCAACCAGCAGATCCTTGCCGGATTCAACTCCGACATGGCCAAGCTCGCCGCCGAACAGCAGGCGGTCGACGCACAGTCGCCCGAGGACGACCCCGGGCGCGACTACGAGGAGTCCGCATGACCCAGCCCGCCCGCAGTCCCGACAGCTTCGCGTGGCTGCTCGCCATCCTGCGCGACATCGCGCTGATCGTGTTCGTCATCGTCTACGTGATCCACACCGTCTGATGGCCAAGCGCAAGGGCAAGGGCGCCTCGCTCTCGGACAAGATCAAGTTCGCCAGCAAGGGCGCGTTCGCTCCTCCCTTCCCAGCGCCGTCCGCCGCGTCGCGGATCGCCGGTGGCGGCCAGAAGGTGACCGAGGACACGCCCGGCTTCAACCCGCGCACGATGGGCAACCGGCGCTCCGGCCGACGACGGACGTGATCGAGGTCGAGGTCGAGGGGCGGCCAGCCCCGAAGGGGTCGCGCATCCAAGGCGTGACCAAGAGCGGCAAGCAGTACACGCGGCCCGCGTCGCGCTACGAAGCGCCGTGGGTCGCGGCCGTCAAGCGGGCGACTCAGATCGTGGTCCGGCACGCGGCACCGATCGAGCCGCCGTACGCCGTCGAGCTGGAGATCCGCATCCAAAAGGCCAAGAACCGGCGCAAGGGCGCCGTGGCGTGGCCGACCGTGGGCGACGTGGACAAGCTGGCACGGTCGACCATCGACGGGCTCGCGAAAGGGGGCGCGCTAGAGGACGACAGGCATGTCACGGCACTGACTGTGAGGAAGAGGTTCACGCGCCGTGAGGAGACTCCCGGGGTGACCGCCCGGGTGACACAAGACGCTCAGATGCAGGACCTTTCCGCTGCAGCCTGAGCCGACATACCGAGTAGACCCAGCGCCCCGGCCTAGACAGCCGGGGCGCTTGGTGTTTCTAAGGCGTAAGTTCCCAGGATTCGGAGGGCCCGGCCACGAGGGAACACGAGGCAGGCCGTATGCAGAGGATCGACCGGCTGGAGCTGCTGCTCCGCGCCGCTGAACTACAGCTCGACGCGCTCTCTACGCGCGATCCTGCCCAGGCTTCCCGCCTCGCGTTCGAGGCACGCTTGCATCGCCGCCTCGCCGTCGAGGGGCACCGGACGGTGGTGACGGGCTCATTCCATCGAGGCGTTCGAGTACGACCGTCAGGCGACGTTCCATCTCCAGTAGTCGCGCTTCGGTGGCCGCATCACGGGTCCCCAGGGCTGTCCGCAGATCCGGCACCGTGAACCACTCATAGCTCACCCCCAGCGCTACCGCCAGCTCACGCAGGATCGGCGGCGTCAGCACCGACTCGCCGTACTCCAGCTTGCGCAGCGTGCGCTCGCCGAGCTTGCTTGCTGGCGGGATCAGATCCGCGAGCTGCTGCATGTTGTCGATCCCCGCGAGGACCCGCGCAGCGCGGAGCCGCCGTCTGAGGTCTTCCTGGGGCGGGAGATCAGATGGTGCACTCAAGGGAGATGCCGTCCCTTCCATTGGTGGTAACGAAATGACCTGATCGGTCACAGCCAGTAAACCGGATACCGGTCTGTTAGCGCAAGGTACGGGCTGGTACGGATCAGACCATAAGCCCGGATCATGCAGTTGGCGCGTGACCGCAACACGCCCGTCTGAGACCGACCATCTGAGGTTGGCAGAAGTCGGGCATCTGCGGTACAACTCGGGTATGGGGACTGAGCGCATTGAGGTCACGCTCCTGGAGAAGCTGAGGCTCGATCGAGGGCTGTCAGCCGAAGAGGTGTGCGAGGCCACCGGAGTCGCTGAGAAGACACTCCGGCGCTACGAGAACGCCGAGGATTTCCGTCCGACGTTCGTCGTGTTGAAGAGGCTCGCGGAGTTCTACGAGGTGCAGCCGTCTGAGCTGCTGGCTGACCTTCGACGCTTCCAGCGCGACCGGGACCGCGCTGATGCCCGCGAAGCGGCATGAGCTGACCGCTGTCGGCCAGCTCCTCGTCAGCTACGAGGCGAGGGAGTTGCCCACCGACACGCTCGAACGCCTCGCCAAAGAGACGCTTGAGGACCCGGAGATCTCGCCCGCGAAGGCGCTGATCGTCTGCGGCTGGCTGCTGCGGATCGCCGTACAGAAGCTGCGAGCGCTGGAGGAGGAACCCGCCCATGTCTGACGCCGAGCTACCCAGTTCGGATACCGAGTCAACTCAGGTTGTCGCGGAGGCTATCGCCGACCGTCTGATCGCGAAGCTCGCGGAGGTCGCGCTGGAGGTCGAGAGCATCACCAAGGGCGGCTACAACCAGGCGCAGAAATACCGCTTCGTCGCCGCTGACGACGTGATCGCCGACCTGCGCGGACCGCTGCTCACGCGCGGCGTGCTCGTGTTCGGCGGCGTCAAGAGCATCACAGAGCGCCAGCGCACGACGGCCAGCGGCGGGGAGACGACGATCTCCACCGTCGAGGTCGACTTCACCTTCACCGACGTGAGGACCGGCGAGGAGCTGACGCTGCCGTGGGTCGGGCGCGGCGAGGACCCGATGGACAAGGGCCTGAGCAAGGCGCTGACGCAGGCGATCAAGACCTTCTGCCGTCAGCAGTTCCTGCTCCCGTGGGGCAACGAGGACCCGGAGGCCGACGAGGGCACGGACGCGCGCGCCGGTGTCGCGACCGACACCGTGAACATGATCGAGAACGCGCGCGGGCTCTCGAACGCCCAGCTCAACGCGGCGCTGGTGCGGGCCGGGCTGAGCGCGGCCGAGAAGCCCTTCGGCGTCTTCACCCGCGTCCCGTCTGAGGCGGCGGCGCGGGTGCGCGAGGCGCTGGACCTGGAGCGCTCCGGGGCGCCCGCATGAGCGACAACGGCCACGTCCACGAGTGGCAGAAGCCCTACGTCTACCGGGACTTCTGTCACTACAGCGTGGTCGAGAAGACCTGCAAGGAGTGCGGCGACGTGCACGAGGACGTCGTCGAACGCGACTTCGATCTGAACCCGCTTCAGATCACCTTCGCCCGCCAGGACTGCGCCGCCTGCCGCGTCGCCGTCAAGGGCAACGAGCCCGCGAGCTGGCAGGCATCAACCCGCGACCACCGGGAGGCCGCCGCATGACCGAGATGTCCCTCCGGGACCAACTGCTGGACGACTACGACCGTCACGAGGACGCGATCGAGAAGGCCGCGCTCGTCGAGCTGTGGGAGCTGGGCGACTGGCTCGCCGACTACGTGCCCCCGAGCAACGGCGGCGCCGGGATGCACCACGACAAGGTGCAGCCCGAGCCGCACCTTACGGTCGGCGATCTCGCCGGTCGGCGGGGCCGCTCGCGCCAGTGGCTGTCAGACCTGCGCAAGGTCGCGCTGGTGACGCGGCCGGACCGGCTGGCGCTCATCAGCCCGCGCGCCTACACCGAGGCGCTGCGCCACAACGAGTGGGACATCGTGCGCGCGAACGCGAGCCTCGTGACCAAGGGCCACCGGCTGCGCGACCAGACGCCGGGGCCGATGGAGTCCGTCGACGCCGTCAAGGCGAACCTCGCCAAGCGCACGCCCGAGCAGCGCGCCGACGTAGCGCGCGAGCTGTCCTCAGATCCGACCGTGCGCGAGCTGCTGGGCGACCAGCCGGTCCCGGATTTCGGGGCCAACTGGGTGGACGTGCCGATCGTGCGCATCGACGAGCAGGCCGAGAAGCTGGCGCGCCTCGTCGAGCGCGAGGGGCTGGTCTTCTCCCCCGACTCCGAGCTTGCGCCGTTCCTGGAGATGCTGATGCGCGCCGAGCGCAACATCGCCGACGTGCGCGCCGCCGTGCAGGAGCGCATCCGCGACGCGCGGATCGAGGTGATGTGAGGTGGACCGTCAGACCGTGCTGGCCGCCGTGTCGCTGTGCGAGCGCCACGAGCAGGAGATCACCGTCGCCAACGTCGCGGCGAACGTCGCGCTCAAGCCGGGCGACTACAACGCGCTCATCACGCGCGGCCTGCATCACGACGTGCGGGCGGCGCTCAAGCGAGCGGGCTACATCACCGCCGACGTGCAGACCAACGCGAAGGTCTCGGCCGCCGACGCCTCGCTGTCTGAGCTGGAGGAGCTGCTGAAGGTCAAGGAGCGCAACCTCAAGCGCGTCACGGCGCAGACGAAGGCGCTGCGCGCGCTCGTGGAGTTCCTGCGGGTCAAGCGCGACGAGCTGGGCTACGAGCCCTACGTCTACCTCTTCGAGGAGGACGCCCGCCGGGTCTACTCGATGCAGGGGCTGGACCTGCCGTCGAACTGGGGCACCCATGTCTGAGTCAGACGAGGACGAGGTCAACGTCAACTACTACGTCCGCTGCCGCGACGGCGACTTCATCCTGGAGGTGCCGTCGAGCTACAAGCTCACCTTCGGCGCCGTCAACCCGGGCTCGCCGCCGCACGGCCACGACCTGCACTGCCTGCGCATCTACGACGGCCCGAACGCGAAGACGTCGAACCTGCGCGCCGTGTTCTGCAACGTCTCCGGCTTCCGCGATCTGAGCCTGCCGCTGGCGCGCAAGACGACCAAGGAGACGGGGTCGGCCGAGTGGTCGCGCGACGACGGCTCCGAGATCGTCACGCGCAAGCGCGAGCTGGCCGAGGCGTGGCACACCGACGATCCCGCCGACATCCCGTTCTGATGATCCCCGACACGAAGCTCACCGGGACGATGCAGCTCTGTCTGGACTCGATCGACCAGGCGCCCGGCACGACGGCGTCTGAGCTGCCAGGCGGCAAGAACACGATCGCGGCGCTGATGCGGCGCGGGCTCGTCGAGATCGACGAGGACGAGCGGGTCTACAGGCCCGAGCACGAGCACGTCTTCAAGACGTCGATGCACCTCGACGGCTGCCACAGCTACTCGACGGCAGCCCGCTGCGAGTGCGGCACGATCTACAACAGCTACGGCGAACGGTCGGTCAAGTCGGACCCCTACTCGGCGATCTGGATGGACCCGGCCGACAACTGCGAGCGCTGCAAGGCGATTCTCGCGGGCGCGCCGCGCCGGTTCGAGGTCGTCATCACCCGCACCCGCCAATACGCGGCGCCGGTGGCGGCATGAAGGCGCGCGTCTACATCCGGATGGCGCCGACGTCGCGCGGCTTCAAGTTCGCCGCCAACGCCAAGCCGTCACACACGCCGCTGATGAGCGGCGAGGAGATCCTGCCGACGATCGCCTTCGCGCTGGACCTGGAGCTGCCGCCCGGCGCCTTCAACATCCCCGTGGTCGGCACCGTGCTCGTGCCCGACGCGGCGATCCATCCGTGCGTGGAGGCGACGGCATGAGCGAAGGGCTCGTGATCGTCCCCACCACCGGCGAGGTGCTGCGCCTCGACGCATCCGCTGAGGCGCTGGCCCGCGCCTTCCAGACGATGATCGACATGGAGAAGGATCTGAAGTCGGCCAAGCGCGAGATCGCCGACGAGGTAGCCAGGCGGCTCGACTTCCTGGGCCGCCGCTCCGGCGACTTCGAGAACGTGCACGTCGAGATCACGGCGCCGACCGAGAAGCAGTGGAACACCGACGAGCTGCGCGGCGTGCTCGCCGAGCTGGTGGCCGAGGAGACGATCAGCCCCGAGAAGGCGCTCGACTGCCTGCGCTACAAGCCGGAGGTCGTCTGGTCTGAGGTCAAGACGCTGCTCTCAGATCCGCGCTGCGCGGCCCGCATCGCGCACTGCTTCACCGAGGTCCCCGCCACCCGGTACATGAAGGTGAGGACCAAGTAGATGCCCCGCCAGACGATCGCCTCGCTGCAGGCCGAGCTGAGCGCGATGACCCGCGAGCGCGACATGCTCTCGCACCGCCTCGACGAGCTGTACGCCGACAAGATCAAGCTGGTCTCGGCGCTCACGTTCGTCAGGACGATCGCCACCAACACGCTTGACGCTGACGGCGATGCCTGATGTTCGCCTACCTCAGATGTCGGCGAGGCACGTCGCCTGCAACGTCGTGCTGCAGCTCCACGGCAACCACGACCCGGACTCGGCGCGCGCGCTGGCGGACCGGATCATCTTCGCCGTGGATCGCGCCGGGATGCGAGGCCACGCCCACCCGGCGGCCACCTCAGACGAGGTGCAGCGGGGCTACGACGCGGCGTGTCGACGCGGTGTGCCAGCGTCGCACGACGACGTGAGGTACATGCTCGACGCCGCCCTCGTCCGGGGGTGGGGCGAGTGAGCATCGTGGTCGACGCCAGCCTGAGCTTGATCGCCAAGGCGAACGAGCTGGACGCGATCTCCAAGGCGCTGGTCACCGTCGAGAACCGACTGGAGATCCTGGAGCCCCAGTACGAGGACAGCATCGAGGCGTACGTCGCCGAGCTGTGGGAGACGTGCCTGCAGGAGGAGCGCAAGTTCCCGCCGCAGGACGTGCGGACCGCGATGGCCAAGAAGGCGGTCCCGCAGGACTTGAAGGACGAGTACCGGACGCTGATCCGGCGCCGCGCCAAGACGAAGGCGCGTCTATCTGATCTGCGCGAGATCGTCGCCGCGCAACGCTCGATTGTGTCTGCCGCCAAGACCGAGCTGGAGGCGTCAGAGGGACCACAACCGGCGTGGACGTCGTGAGGGAGAAAGCCATGCAGAACGGGAACGGGAACCAGCCGGTCAACGGGAACGTGCCGGTCGTGCGGGTCGAGCTGAATATGGCCATGATCCTCGACGTCGGCAGCTACCGACACGCGGGCGAGATCATGGACGCGATCGTGGTGGCGCTGACCGACGTGCTGCGCCACGAGCGGGGCCAGTTCGACTTCACGCACATCAACACACACCCGTGCAAGGCCGCGCGGATGACGCAGCTCGCGACGCAGTACGACAACGGAGACGACGTCGCCTACGGGCCGACGTTCCCCCCGCTGAGCTAGGGCGGCGCGATGTCGCCGTCAGATCTATGGGCCGTGCTGTGGGGGCCCGGGCTTCACGAGGTGCAGTGCCGCTACAGCGAGGGCACCGCGCGCATCTGGATGCCGTCAGACAGACGGCGCCCCTTCACCCGCATCCTGCGCCTGAGCGACTGCTACGTCAGCGCCGTGCCCAGGGTGCGGGAAGACCCGCTCGCGTACGGCGACGCGCACGTACTGTGGGCGCGGCTCGATCGTCCCGAGTGCGCGGAACGTCTCGCCCGCGCCCCGTTCCCGCCCACCCTCGTCATCCGGGAAGGACGGTCGAGCCGCCGCACGGCGCTGTGGGCCCTCTCGCGCCCGCTCTCGCCCCGATTCGTGGCCCAGGCCAACGCGCGGCTCTCCTACGCCTTCAAGGGCCGCAGATCGGCCGGAATGCCGGAGGCGCTGATCCTCAGCCCCTTCACCCGCCTGACGAGCGCGGTACGCCCCGTCGCCGTCTGGCAGGAGTACGAGTCCGACAGCTACGGGACCGCGCGTGACATCGTCGGTCGGCTGAGCGAAGCGCCGGACCCCGACGCGTGGAGGCAGGCGGCATGAGCCGCGAGCCGAAGATCCGCTACGCGCCCAAGAGCGCGGACGGCGAGCGGCGCTGGTGCAACAAGTGCGGGCGGATGATGCTCGTGCCCGACGAGATCAAGCCGCTCGGGCGCCGCTGCTTCGCCTGCCAGGCCGAGACCAAGGACGAATACTGGAAGAGCTACTACGCCGAGAACCGGCAGAAGCAGCTCGACTATCAGGCCGCCTATCGCGAGGCGCACCGCGAGGAGATCAACGCCTACCAGCGCGAGTACGCCGCTCGTCATCGCGAGGAGGCGCGCGAGAAGGCGCGCCAGTGGTACTACGCCAACCGCGAACGCCACAAGGCCCGCACGGCCGCGTACCGGCAGGCGAACCCCGAGCGCCAAGCCGAGTGGGTGCGGCGCTGGTACGCCAACAAGCTCAGGACCAAGGCGGGGCGTCTGAGCTATCTCGAAGACAGCCGGATGCGCTCGCGTCTGAACGCCGAGCGCAACGGCCGAGAACTAACGCCGGTTCCGCTCGACGAGTACCGCGAGCGCTACGGCGGCGACAACCACCACGTCCAGGTGCCGCTCGCGCCGCTGCTGCCGTACGTCAAGGCGGCCTACGAGGAGCTGGGCTCGGTCGAGCTGGCCAGGCTCGCTGGCACCTCAGACAAGCGCGTCATGGAGATGATCCGAGGCGACCGCGACGAGATCTCCCTGCCCGTCGCCGACGCGCTGTGCACGCACTTCGAGCTGCCGTTCTCGTGGCTCTACCAGGACGTCGCCTGATGCACACGACGGGGCGGATATGACCGACTTTTGCCAAAGTGTGCGGATCTCGTGCTACCGTGGCACTCCCTGCCGGGGGCAAGCGACCCCGGCGCCAAGCGAAGGGAGAACACATGGCTCGTAAGGCCAAGCTCGACCGCAACATGCGGTACACGCCGAGCGGGGCGATCGCGCTCCAGTTCACGGTTCACGGCCAGCGCACGACCGGGCAGAAGATCCTCCCGACCGAGCCCGCCAGCTACGACACGCTGACGGCCGCACGCGCAGGCAAGCGGCGCGTCGAGGCGCACCTGGAGGAGGCGGTCAACCGGGAGGCGACGGTCGGCGGCTTCTTCGAGCGCTGGACCGATGTCGACGACCCCGACTGGGGTCCGAACGGCAACGAGTGCCCCCAGCGCTCAGACCACACGATCTACACCTATGCCAGCCACGTCCGCGCGTTCGTGGCCATGTTCGAGCACCGCACCCTCGCGTCGATCTCAGACGCGGACCTGCGCGCCTACCGCGCGTCGGCGAGCTACACCGCCTCGCAGATGAAGCCGATCGGCACGTTCCTGGAGAACGCGAAGACGGCGGGCCTGCGCAGCGGCGTGAACCCGGCCGCGCCGTACGCGAAGAAGGCCGGGGCGCAGCTCGCCTTCCGGCGCCGCAACAAGAAGGGCAAGGGCGACCGGCCGCCGGTGCCGCCCGCCGAGCTGATCGAGGCGATGCTCGCGCACGCCCGCCGACCCGGATACCCTCGCGGCTTCTACGGGTGGCTGCTGACCGGCGTCCGCACGGGCCTGCGCTCGGGCGAGATCGACGGCATGGAGTTCGAGTTCCTGGACGGCGACGTCTACGACGTCCAGTACCAGCTCCACTACCGGACGCGCACGATGGACATCCCCAAGCACGACAGCCGCCGCAAGATCCACATCCCGTCAGACGTGCGGCTGGAGATCGACGCGGCCCGCGCGCTGGCGGGCGAGGGCGAGCGGTACATCTGGCTCAACAGCCGCTGCGACCCGTGGGGCGAGTCGGCGCGCATCAAGTGGTGGACCAAGCAGGTCGACGGGCGCTCGCTGTGCGAGATCGCGGGCGGCATCACGATGTACGAGGCGACGCGCCACTACTGGGCGAGCTGGGCCGTCAACGCGGGCGGCCTGTCGCCGTACATCGCGTCGATCCTGATGGGCCACAGCGACGGCGGCGCGACGCTGATGGAGCACTACGTCAACAAGGACGAGGACAACGCGGTGCGCGCGGCGGCGGACGCCATGCGCAGCGCTCAGCAGCGGAAGGCCGCGTAGTACCGAGCGCACACCGGATCGCACACGGACCATGCCAAACCCCCAGCACAGAGCCAAAGGCGCCGGAACCAGAAGGTCCGCTGACCTAGGTCCAGCGCTTACGTCGGGTGCTCAGACGCGCCCGACGTTTACGGCTCTGTGCCGTCGATCCCGGGCCCTTCGCCCACTCAGAAAGCCGGAGTCTCGCGCCGCTGCGGGGTTCCGGCTTTCGTCGTTCCGGGGTGCACATCGCACACGCAATCGCACACGGCGGGGTCGTAGCCCTCCCTCGTCTGAGCGACAACCTCGCCGGAGCGAGAAGCCAGGTAGCCGGGCCGGTCAGGGACCCGGGGCGCTGGGAGAGCCGCTCAGTCGAGGGAGATACCTCCGAGAGTAACCGCCGTGGGGGGTTTGGGGGGCTTCCTTGTCCAGAACTTCAACACCGCATCGAGGGAGTGGGTCTGTGAGTAGTGTCAGCAGCTACGCGCCGGGACAGACCGGCAACGCCTGCATCGTGTGCTGGCGGTCGCCGACCGATCGAGCCCACGTCATCGACCGGAGCTTGGCTCCCGATCCGCATGGCGACCCGGCGCGCGTCGTGTTCCTGTGCCGCGAGCACCACGACGCCTACGACGCGCACGAGCTGGACATCCTCGCCGAGCTGGAGCGCTGGCACCGGCATGAGCTGGCGCGCGGCGTCGAGCTGGTCGGCCTGCTGGCCACCCTTCAGCGCGTGACCGGCAAGACCTGGGTCCCGGTCGAGAGTTCTGAGCCGACCGTCATCGCGGTCGGCGGCGGTTACGGCCGGGGCGCGGCGCATGTCTGAGCTGCGACAGATCGTCGTCGGCTACGCGCTGCTCCAGTACGGCACGACGCAGCGCTTCGGGCGCAACATCAAGGGCGCCGAGCCGATGCCGCTCCCGGCGGGCGAGGGCTTCCCGCCGATGGAGCACTGGATCATGCTGCTCACCCGCTGCCAGACGGTCGAGGAGTGCCACACGATCCTGGAGCTGGCGTCGGCCGAGCTGCAGGCGTGGCGCAAGCGACCCGAGCCGCCGCCGGAGGGCGAGAGCTTCGACGAGCTGAAGCGCCGCATCCTGCGCGACGGCCAGGGCTGGACGCCGAAGGAGGTGGCGCTCGCGATGCGCGTGACGCCGACGCTCGTGCGCAACGTGCGCACGGAGGCGGACCGCGACCCCGAGTACGGGCGCCCGGACGGCTCGCTGCGGCACGGCCTGACGCTGCTGTCTGAGGGTCTGAGCCTGCGGCAGGTCGAGCGGATCACGGGCATCCCGAAGTCGACGCTGCACGACGCTCAGAAAGCGGCGGCATGAGTAGGACAGCAGACCCGGATCTTGCTAGCCTGTCCGGAGCTGCCCTAGGCCCCTGCCCTGACGCCTCCGATCACCCTCGGACGTCTGACGGGGAGACCGGGGCGGCGCCTTCTCGCCGCTCCGTGATCTTCCAGTACGAGCGGCTGATCCGGCCCTTCCCGATCCGTCGTCTGACCGACGTCACGCACCCCGTGCGCAACCACGCGGGGGTGATCGGGGGCATGATCTTCGACCTTCAGCTCGATCCGCCGCGCCTGCCCGAAGTGTGGTGGGGCGAGCTGCAGCGGATCATCGGCGAGCTGCTGACGCTGCGCGACGAGATCGACGAGCTGATCCCGAAGCTGATGGAGATGCAGGACGACGCGGACCGTCAGTTCGAGGTGGCCCTGGACGCGCTCGTGGCCATGATGCGCGGGCTCAGGGAGGGGGACGACGATGATCTGCCCGACGTGTCTGGGTGAGGGCGAGATCCGCTTCAACCGGAGCTGGCCGCTCGATCCCCAGTGCGACGACACGGCCCGCTGTCACACCTGCCGTGGCGAGGGGGTCATCGATGGGCGGATGGCTGCTGTTCTTCGTCGTCTGCTGGGCGGCGATCGTGACGATCGTCATCGTGCTCCTGAGCAACCGCCGCTGAGGTGATCGCGTCCAGCACCGTCTGAGCGGCGACCGTGGCCTCGACGACGATCGGCACCGTCCAGCGCTGATCCTCGCGCCGGTGCCCACAGATGAACGGGAACACGGCGTGTGCGCCGCAGGTCATGCAGACGTCGATGATGTACGTCCGTCTCACGCCGAGCAGCCCGGGCAGTGATCGACGAACCCGTTGCGCAGGTCGCCGCTCGTCGTCCAGCCGCTCAGATCGGGCGTACCTGCCCTCAGATCGAGCGTCAGATCGCAGCCGTCGCACGAGATGCAGGCGAGGAAATCCTCCGGCTTCCAGCCGTTTACGTAGCTCTGGCCGAGCGCTTGGAAGGCGAGGATCGCGACGCGCTGCGCCAGCACCTGCTCCGTCAGATCGGCCCAGATCACGTCATCAGTCCCTCAGATCGCATCTGCTCGTCGAGCTTACGCGCCGTCGTCCACGCCTCGTCGTCGACTTGCCCCGGCGCGGCGGCGTCGATCTCGCGCAGGATCTGCTCGTGCGTCTCGCCGTACATGACGGTGAGCTGGAGCAACTGAGGGGGCATGTCGGCCATCCGCTCGGCGTCGTGCCTGAACGCCTCCACGAGCATCTGGCCGAGCGGCACAAGCATCGGCTGCCCGGCCTGCAGCTTGCGGACGTTCGCGTCCACGACTCCGACGCAGATCACCTTGCCGCCATCGGCGAGATCCAACACGCACCGGATCATCTGCCCTCCCTCACTAGCCAGCCCAAGAGACGGCGCCACCAGGGGCGCCGGTGGCCGCCCGTCAACGTGTAGTCCAACGGACGGCGCATCGCTAGTGCCCGTGCTGCCGCCGCTTGATCCCGTAGCGGTACTCGCGGTCGAGCAGCTTGCTCGTGCCGTTCATCGACTCCATGCGGGCGGTCAGCGCGCGCGTGGTCATCAGCAGCTCGCCCAGGTTGGCCTTGGCGAGCCGGTCCTGCTGGGCCTTGGTGAGCTTGCCGACCGCGAGCGAGAGACCAAGCGGGGTGAGCTTCCAGCCGCGCTGCTTGGTCACCATGCCTTCGTTCTCGGCGTCGCGCAGCGTGCGCTCGCGCATCTCGCCGCGCTCCAGTGCGCCGTAGCGCACGAGCCAGGACAGCCGCGAGGCGACGGCGCGGTGCGGGTGCTCGCCTCCTAGGTCGAGCTGAGTCGCCACGTCGTCGGCGTAGGCGTAGCCCTCGCCGTCAGACACATCACGGATCACGAGCAGGACTTCCCGGTCTGAGATGTCCAGCAGGGTGAGCGCTTCAAGACTCATTCGGCATGACCTCGTACGCGTTGGGCCGCTTGCCCTTCACGGGCGAGCCGTCCTCGTAGCTGAGCTGCTTGACGCCGGTCAGACGCACGCGGCCCTCGTTGCGCAGCGCCGCCACAGCGGAGTGCAGCGACGTGTCGCCGACGTCGGTCAGCTCTTCGGCCATCCGCATCTCGGGCACGGTGGTCGGCTCGGTCTGACGCTTGAGGTACGCGTAGATCCGCTCGACGGTCTCCTCAGAGACCTTGTCGTACTTCGCGGTCCCCGGCTTGGCGGCGCTCTGCCGTGACGCCTTGCGGGTGGGCGCGGTGAGGTGCTTCGGGAGCCTGCCGGTCAGCGCCTCGATAGCGGCGTTGATCCGTAGCTCGTCGGCGCTCAGATCAGAAAGCTCGGCTTCGAGTTGCGCCTTACGCGCCTCGATCGGACCGAGCATGTCTTCGAGCGACTGAGCCTGTGCGGCGAGCCGTTCCTCGACGGTGAGCGCGAGTGCTTCGGCAGCCTCCGGGGCGTGGCTGCCGTTCAGCGTGGCGGACAAGGGGTCCTCCCTTCGAGTGGTACTGCCTGAGTGAGCGGGACTATAGACATGGATCGGACGGAAAGGTCACTAGCGGCAAGATCCGGACTTCACGGCGGGTCGACTTCTTCGATCAGTCCGAGGCGATCCGCGAGCTGCAGAGGAGTCGTCGGGTACCGCTCGAAGAAGCCGCGACAGACCGCGTGCTCCTCGCCGTCGAGCGTCTTGTGGCAGACGATCGCGCCGTCGTTGCCCTTCGCCTCGTCGACCATGCCGCGCACGCGGCCGGAGCGCAGCTCCATCAGGTTGCCCGGCCGGAAGATGCACGTCGAGCACATCTCCCGGCAGACGTGGATGCGGCCGTCGCGGTAGATCTGATGCTTACGCTTGGCCATTCAGGATCTCGTAGACGCGGCTGGACTTCAGACCGAACCAGCGGGCGATCGTCGGCCCGCTGATCCCGGTGCCCCTGATGTGGCGCACCATGTCGTTCATCTGAGCCCGCGTGACGGCCTGCGCGTCGATCGCGGCGTCACGCGCCGCGCGCACGCGGCGCACCGCCTCCGGCGCGTCGTCGCCGCGCCGCGCCATCGCGACCAGCTCGCGGTCAGATGGCAGCTCCGGCATCTGGGTCAGCTCAGTGACCAGCTCCAGCGGGAGCGCGTCCACGACGCGCTCCCACGTCTCGTCAGACAGGTTGAGGATCATGGGGTGTTCTCCCTTCGTTAGATCAGATGGATGATCGTCACCACGACGAGCGCGATGACGTACAGGTCGACCAGCACTTCTCCGAACCACCAGGCGCCGAACAGCACGGCGCCCAGACCGGCACAGATCAGCAGCATCTACACTCCCTCGGGCATCGGTGGAATGTTCTCCCTTCGGTGTACGAGGGCCCGGCACCGCCTCGCTAGCGGACTGATGCCGGGCCCTCACTTGTTCTGAGATCAGCCGCCCAGATCAGCGGCGCGGGCGGCTTCCTGCCCGGCGATCTCGATCCGCGACAGCACGTCGTGGTACTTGGCCGCCGCCTCAGCCAGCGCGGGCGCCATCGCGGAGGTGGCCTCCTTCGCCGCCTCCTCGCAGTCGCGGGCGACGTTGGCCAGCGCGGTGCGCACCGTCCACTCGTCGTCCTCGGTCAGATGCACAGCCCAGCTCGGGACGCTCACTTCAGCCACCCTGCGACGTACAGGTAGCCGTGGCTGCCCTGCGCGTTGCCGACGATGCGGCCGGTCTCGTCCTCGTACAGGACGTGCTCGTAGTTCTGCTGCGGGAACATGCGCCAGCTCTTGGCGAGCGCCGCCGCCTCGGCGAGGGCGGCCCTGACCGCGCCGCCGTTGAGCCACGCGATCAGACGGTCCTTGGCGGGACCGGCGATGTCTTGCCGGTCGTGCACCATGTCGTTCGGGTAGATCCAGCGCGCGCCCCACGCGGTGTCGACCTCGTCGGGGATCGCGCGGACGGCGCCGAAGCTGAGCGTCACGCTCATCCGCGCATCCAGTCGCGCACGCGGACGGCGCGGTAGGCGCCGTCCGTGGTGTGCAGCTCGTAGTTGAAGCTCTCGCTCAGCGCGAGCGCGTCGGCCGTGGTGACGAGCACCTTCTTGCCGGTGATCCTGTCTCCGTGCAGCGTCGGCGCCATGATGACCGGCACCAGCGCCGTGCCGTCGTTGCCGATCTGAATCGGCGACTGGCGGTCCAGCCAGATCAGACCGTCGTCGGTCCGGTCGGGGTTCTCGCCCGACTCGTCCGCGATGAACACGCGGTCGACGCTCGGCTCGGTGAACAGACGGTGCCCACCGGGCAGCGTCTCCAACAGCTTCCAGCTCATGCGTTCTCCCTTCGCTACGTGGCGGGATTGCCACTGGACAGCGGCGCGCAGGTGCACGCCGCTCTCCGGTAGCCCGTCCCTCAGTCCTGCGTCGTCAGATGCTCGTAGAAGGCCCGCATCTGAGTCGCGGCGTCCTCCCAGGTCCGGGCCGTGATCGCGTACTCGTCGCGCAGCGCCTTGACCGTTGGGTGCAGCTTGCCGACGCTCGGCAGGAACATCCCGTGCTTGGCCTTGAACTCTGCGTTCTGCGTGTGCACGAGCATCCGCAGCAGGTTGAGCGTGCGCACCTTGCCGTCCGGGAACTGCACCCGGACGTCGGCGCTCGGAAGGTTGCCAATCGTCGGCATTACCACGTCTCCTCCTTGACGATGTTCCCGGCCTCGTCCATGACGATCAGGCCGCCCATCGGCAGCCCGAACGGCTTGGCGTGCTCGCCGAAGACCAGCTCGCCGAGCTGATCGCAGTACACCTGCTCCAGCTCGCGACGCTCGCCGCGCTGGAAGATCACGACCGAGTACAGATCCGGACCCGGCAGGTACGTGACGTGCGCGTCGAGCGAGCGCTCGTCGTTGGGCTCAGACGGCAGCACGCGCACCAGCAGCGTGTCCCCACGCAGCGGCGCCATGCCGACGTCCTTGCCCGGCGTCAGATCGGCGGGCAGCATCGAATCGAGCTGCGCGCAGATCGTCTGATGAACCTCGTTCGGTTCCATGTGTTCTCCCTTCTAGCGGCAGGATTGCCACTGGACGGCGTCGCCGCAACGCGACGGCGCCCTCCGGTAGCCCATCAAGCCAGGTCGGCGAGCACGGCCGCCAGCGCGATGCTGGCGACCGTCAGACCGAACAGGATCGGCGTGTAGCCCTTCGCTCGCGCGAAGCCCTCGTCATCGGCGTCGTAGCGGTACCAGCCGAACGAGGCAAGGTGCAGCACGAGCGGCAGCACGGCCGCGACGAGCACGACCCACGAGGGGGTCACCAGATCCGCTCCGTCGTGCCGCCGCCGGTGATCTCGAACTCGCCGTCCTCCATGACGACTTTCAGATCGGCGCCGACGCCCGGCTTGGAGATCGTCACGGCGCCCTCCTCGTCATCGTCGATGCGGTTCAGCAGCTCGCACAGAGCGCGCGCCTGCTCGTAGCTCATGTTGAGCATCGTGTCTCCCTTCGTCAGACCAGCCGGAGCTGATCGGGGTTCTTGCTTGGAGCGGGCATCCAGCCCTCGTACATCTCGTACGTCTCGAACAGGCCCGTCTGCTCGTTGAGCCAGACGTTGCCCTGCGTCTGAGCCTTCGTGAAGGCCCGCGCGGAGGCGGCCAGCGCCGCCTCGCCCTTGCGCTTCAGCTCAGACGTCACTGCGGGAAGGTCTCCAGGTGGAAGACCTCGCCGAGCGCGGCCGTCTGCGTGCCGTAGCCGAAGATCTCGACGTCCATCGGCATCACCATGCTCCAGCGGGTCTCGCCGGTGCGCAGCATCGCCAACGGCGGAAGCGCCATCAGCGCCTCCACGGCGGCGTTCTCGCGCCGCTTGTCATCGCTCATCCCCACAGCGACGTCGACCCCTCAGACGAGATCGCGTAGCGCTGCTGCTCGCCGTCACGAGTGACGATCGAGATCACGAGGAAGCCCTCGGGATAGGGGTTGTCGAGCGAGTCGCGGCGCGACAACTGGACGGACGTGACGAACCCGGGCGAGTCGATGTTGCGCACGAGCGCTTCGACCTCCTGCTCGTTGAGCGTCAGATAGTCCATGTGTTCTCCCTTCAGACGCTGATTTCGGCCCTCCATAGGCCATCGTCAGGACCCCGGCTAGGGGTCGATCAGCAGCGGCGCGAGCCGCGCTCTCAGATCGAGAGCGCGGCCAGCTTGCCGTCCATCATCTCCCTGGGGAAGTGGCGAGCGTGCGCGTGGCACGCGACCGTCAGGACCCGCGCCTCCTCATCGAAGCGCAGATCCCAGCCGGGCGCGATCGACGCGCCCATCGAGCGGTGGCATCGCACGCCATGCTCGCGGCAGCACATCATCCGCGCCGTGAAGCCCAGCATCCGGTACCCGGCGGGGCTGAAGAGCGCCCCCCAGGACTTCAGCGAGGAGCGCTTGCCGAACCGCTTGACGCGGATCTCGGTGGAGACCTTGCGGCCCTCCATCGTGACGTCTGAGAAGACGTCGATCTGCAGGTCAAAGCTCTGACCCTGCAGACCGGCGATCAGCTCCGCGACCCACTGGCCATAGTCGGCCAGCACGGACGCCGGGACGTCGGCGAGGAAGTTGAACTGGAGCCGCAGCGTCACACCTGCCTGACGCTTGCGTTTGTCGCGCCTCAGATACGGGCGATCGTCGCCCTGCAGCATCAGCTCGACGTCCAGATCGCCGTCGAAATCGTTCCGGCGGATCTTGGCGCGGTCGATGACCGGCCGTCCCGGCTTGACGTCCATGCCGGGAGCGATGAAGCCGTTGTCCACCCAGCCCGTCATGTCCGCGACGCGCGCCCCGTAGAACTCCGGACGCGTCCGCCAACCGGCGAGCTGAACGTCATACGGCTGCCCGACGAGCTTGCGCCCGTCGTGGCACAGTGCGCGCCACGTCTGAGCTACTTCGTCGTAGCCCATCGTGTGCGAGATCGCACCCTTGGTAGCCATGTGTTCTCCCTTCGTTGTGGCTAGGAGACGGCCGGGAATCGGACCCGGCTGGCGCGCCCCCGTAGGGGCGCGCCTCCCTGCGCCTCAGACGCTCGCGTTGGCGAGCGCTACAGCGTCCTCCACACGTTCGTCGTAGCGGATGTGCGCACGGCCCATCCGCAGGCGATCGAAGGTGGAGAAGTCGAACGGGTTACGGGCGTTGTACTGCCGATCGGCGCCCGTGCCGTCCGTGTTGCCCGCGAAGATCAGGATCGTCTCAGACGACTTCATGTAGGTCTCCTGATCGACCGGATTGTCAAGCCGCTCGTTCGCGAGCGGCCCGTTCATGACCAGCAGCATGTTCGGGTCTGCGGCGTCCGCCTCATCGAAGAGGTACACGCCGCCGTCCCGCCAAATCTTCAGCAGCTTGGTCGGCTTGAAGCCCTGAGCGTCCACGCGGCCGAGGAGCCACGAGACGGTTGCGCCTTCCGTCATCGGCGTGAAGCCGAAATCCACCCCGCGTAGCTCCGCGAGCTGTTCGGCCCAGTAGGACTTGCCCATGCCCGCCGGACCGTAGAGGTAGATCGCCACCCGGGCCCGCACGAGGCAGTCCAGATAGGCGTCCATCCCGCCGGGGTGGTCGGTCATGGGATCGTAGGCGCGGATGCCCGCCTGACGGCGGTCCGCGTCATCCCAGTGCATCGTCATCGCGTGCACGCATCCCTCAACTGAGATGCCCGCCGCGATCATCCGCATGCCGTCCTTGACGGGACGGTAGGAGATGTGGTCGATGTCACGGTCCGTCGCGAAGGCCCGCAACCGGCGGACCTCCGCGAGAAAGCGCGTCTGAGCCGCAGAAAGCCCGCCTGACGGCTTGGGAGCCGCCGGGGCAGGCTTCGGCTTGGGTGCCGCCACGGGCGCCGCAGACGGCGTTTCCGTGACCGTGCCGCCCAGTGACTCGCAGATGTAGGCGTGAACCTCGTACGCGAAGCGCACGAGCCGCTGATCGGCGATGTCCGGTGCGACGTCGACCCAGACGCCATCCCGCTTGGTGCGGAAGACGATCGGTCGCTCACCCATACGCGGACGCAGAGCGTCCGCGACCGCCTCGCACGAGGCGCAATCGCGGCGCGAATGCGGCGCATGGGTCAGACCCAGCGTCGCGAACATGTCGCGATAGGCGCCCTGCTTGTGCGTGACAGCCCAGGACTGAAAATCACCGCTCAGCGGCATTTTCCGTTCTCCCTTCCAGCCGGGGAGCAACCCCGGCCGTCGTGTGATCCTGCGCGAAACCGAGCAGGCGGCACGGCTCCCTGAGCGGGTAGCCGTCCCGTCCGACCGAATCTCAGATGTACGGATCGAAGCTCACGGCGTCCGACGTCCACCCTTCGGGTGCGTCGCATTCGTCGTCGCGCTTCAGATCGCGAGCGGCAGCCCGCGTCATCGCCCGATCGAAGGCCGCGAACAGGTCCGCGTGATCGGGGCTGGTCACCGCGTATTCGACGCCGTGAACGTGCATGGTGTTCTCCCTTCGTTGGTCTCGCCGGAGCTACCGGCGACGCGCCTACGGCGCAGTGGACGGGGGAGCATCGAAACTCGCCCTAGCGAGCCGCCCAGTCCGATCGGGCGCCGAAGCGCAGGTGATCGGGTGCGGCTCTCGCCCCGGAACTCAGTCGATCGACACGAGAAGCGGGAGAAGTGCCCTCGTGGATCTCGCAACGGTCGGCGTTGGGTCCCGACTCGCTCACGTAGTGAGGTGACCGTGGAGCTGCCCTCCACAGTGCTGCCATGACTAGGCCCGGTGCGTCACGACGGCTATACCGCCTTTCTGGTGCCACGACAGGGGATTCATGCTGCCCTGCCTAGGCGACGCCCTGCATCCGGGGTCACGCTGCGCGGCGTCGATCGCCGCTATGTCAGCTCCGCTTCCCGCACCTTGCAGAGAGGCGGGGGAGCCGCTTCGGACCGATGTGGCGCTGCTCGTGCTGAGTCTGAGGCGCTGCGGTCCGGCTTGCCCATTCAGTAGAGCACGGGCACCGGGAACTCACAACCCCTTCCGGAAGAAATGGCGCACAAACACTCGGTCTGAGGTGTCTGAGATCGGCGGTCCCTACGGGAGGGAGGCGGATGAGCGAGACGAACGGGAGACGACGGGGGGCGCCGCATCCGGACGGTCTGAGGCGTCAGGCACTGCGGCTACGGCTGGAGTCGGGCCTGACGGGGCGAGAGATCGCCGATGTGCTCAGCGCGGAGCACGGAACGAGGATCGGCGCGAGCACGGTTGCGGGATGGCTGGCGGCCGATGCACGGCGCCACACACCGGACCGCTCAGACCTGGCCGGAGAGATCGGCACGCAGGCCGCGATGCTCCTAGAGATCACAGGGTCTGAGATCCGGCGCTTGCGGCAACGGAAGGGTGCACAGGATGTCGACCGCATCGAGCGCCTAGCCCGCTCCCTCAAAGTGCTGGAAGGCTTGAAGGCCGCAGCCGCACCAGGAGACACGAGCAAGGCGAAGAGAGCACGGACCCTAGAGGCGTTGAGCGCCGAAGGATGAGCGAACGTCTGAGCTGAGGGAAGCGTTCTCACCGCCGAACGTAGTTCGCTGGTTACGTGCGTGGATCGCTCAGATCAACGACTTTTGGCTCTACAGCGCCGTTCCCCCGCCTTCCGTGTGCGGTCTGACGGCCGTTCGGACCCCGCCCACCCCCTTACGCCGCGCGTGAGGACCCGCCGCCGGAGCCATATATGGGGTCCCCCTCACGCACCCTCGTGGCGGACATAAAGTCCCTGCAAACCCACGGGCTGGAGGCGGCTGTATCGCTGTATGGCATGCAGCGATACGAGCTTCACTGCGGTTCGACTCCCCCTCGCGCACCGAAGCAAGCGGGGCACAGGTGCTCCTGCCAGTGGCGTAGTTGCAGCTCGCGCTCGCCGATCCGGCGCATCGCCGTTTGGAACTTGCAGGCGCACAGGTCGGCGCTCCACTTGACGATCGCCTCGTGCACCAGGCCGTCCTTTCCGAGGACGTGGATCACGGGCTCAATCGACACGGCGCGCGTCCTCGATCACGGTGGGGATGGTGGAGGCGCGGCGCCCTTCGAGCGTCGGCCGGTGGTGGTTGCGCATCAACGCCTGCGCCTTCGGGTCTGACAGCAGGATCTCCAGCGCCTCCTTGGTCCACTGCTCCCAGTTGTCGGGGGTCCCGGCGATCTCGAACGCGCGCCGCAGGAACTCCATCCCCTCAGCGACGCTCAGACGGCGCGACGGGACGCAGCCGTACGGGCACGGCATGTCCTCCGTGAGCCCCCACAGGCGGCAGATCATCGGCCGGATCGCGTACACCGAGCAGCGCTGCTCGCGCATCATCGAGCACTCGTGGCAGCTCTCCAGGCCGCTCGCGCGCTGATAGATGTGGCGCTCCACCTTCAGCTCGAACCCGGCCTCGCGTTCCATCCGCTGGCGCTCGAACGGCGCTGCCGGGATCGGCCCGCACGAGTCGTAGCAGAGCCGCTGGCAGTCGATCTGAGGCAGCTCCGCGTACAGCGCGTCCAGGCGCGCCGCGAGCCGTCGCGGGTTGGGGGCCATCAGCCGCGCCTGACGGGGATCGCGCGGACGTCGATCCCGAGCTGCGTCGCGGTCGCCTGCAGGTGCACGAGCTGCGTCTCGAAGGCCGCCATCACGTACTCCTCCTCGGAGGGGTTTCCGGCGAGGTGCATGATCGTCGCGGCGCGCGAGCCGACCGAGATCGACAACACCACGTCGTAGTCGTCTGAGCCGACGCCGTGCCCGGCCAGCAGCTCCCGGATCGCGGTCAGCGCCGCGTCACCGGCGAGCTGCAGCGGGTCCTCCGGGTTGGGCTCGTCGGAGAAGTCGTCGGGGATCAGCGTCATCGGTGCTCCCGGTGCTCGTAGACGACGATCGGCCCCGTCGTGCGCCGGGGGCTGAACGCGTAGGTCACCTGCTCGGGCCATTCGTCGTTGAAGTCGGCGCCGACGAGAAACCACGGCCGCCCGTCCATCTCGATGACCCCCTGCATCGGCGCGTCGATCGGCGCGAGCCGCAGCACGAGCGGCAGCGTCGGCGCGATCAGATGAAACTCGCCCCCGTCGAGGGCGCCGCCGTCGAGATGCACGAGCGTCATCGCTGCTCCTCGATGAGACCGTTGGCGAACTCGATCCGCACCCAGACGCGCCCGTGCTCGACCGCCAGGCCGGGGATCGTCACGACGGTGTAGGGGTCGATGCCTTCGATGGTGTGCACCTCCTCGTCGTCTGAGACGCGGAAGAAGCGCATCGTCAGCGGGAAGTGATCGGCGGGCAGGTCGTGGAACGCGAACGGCTTACTCATCGTCAGCCCAGGCGATCAGGTCGATCCGGACGTGCGTGCCGGGCGGCACCTCGTTCAGACGCACGCGGATGCGCCCCAGCAGCTCGTCGACCGGCACGTAGCTGACCGTCGTCGCCAGCTCGTCGGTGTCGGGGCCGCGCGCCTCGTAGAACCCCGTGAACTTCACTCGTCACCCTCCATCGCCAGGTAGTAGACGGCCTTCTCGTGCGCGTGCCGCATCTCGCGGAAGGCGGCGCGGCGCCCGTAGATCGTGCGCAGCACGGTGCCGTGCGCGAAGCCGACGAACCAGACGCCCAGGACGGTCGCGATCAGCAGCAGCGTCCCCGGCCGGTTGAGGATCGAGTACAGGGAGATCCCGAGCGGGATCAGGCCCATCGTCAGCACGACGACGTCTGAGCGCCGCTGGCCGCGCTCGCAGCGCTCCAGCTCCGGCCAGACCCGCTCGAACTCCAGCATCGCGGCGCGGACCTGCTCAGGCAGCTCGGCGCTCATGGATCTCAGCGATCATCTGGCGGATCAGCGCGTCGTTGAGCGAGCGCGCCGTCTGACCGTCCTTCTTCCAGTTCGGGCACACGCGCTTGCCGACCGGCGCCACCTCACGCCAGCCCCGTTCCTCCAGTGCTTCCCGGAGCACGTCCACGAGCGGCTTCATGGTAGGGACGCCCCGACCGCGATCCCCTGCAGCCAGCCGGTCGCGTAGATCAAGGCCCGGTTGTCCTCCTGCTCGATCCGTTCGATGTACGAGGCGGCGTTGGTGAAGGCGTAGAGCACGAGCGGGTCGGGCTCGAACCCCACCTCGCGCAGGAATCCCCAGCCGACCGGGTGCGCGGCCTTGGCGTCTTCGACGGTGCGGATCGCCGCATTCATCTGAGCGTCGGTGTAGGTGTCCATCAGATCTCGAATCCCCTGCGTCGCAGCTCCTCGCGCGTCTCGAAGGCGGTCTGGCGCATCGCGCCGTGCCACTCGGCGTGCAGCTCCATCAGGTCCATGTAGGTCTCGTCCAGCTCCGGCACGAGCGCCGCGCCGCAGCTCTGGCAGACGAGCGGGCCGACGATCCGGCCCGCCTCGTCGTACTGAATCCCGAACTGGACGGGGTCCCCTCGCCGTTCCATGCCCGAAACGTACAGGTGATGCCCGATGTCTACCACCCTGACCGGACTGACGCCCGCCGGGAACTACTCGCTGTTTCCGGGCGCGAAGGTCTCCAACTACGCCAACAACCGTCAGATGCCGCCGGGCACGGCGCCGATCACTGGCGCTGCTGACGCCACCGGCAAGCTGACGGTGACGGTCCCCACCGGCATCGAGCAGATCTGCTTCGGGCCGGACCCGATCCACACCGGCGAGACGCTGGCCCGCCGGGTCTTGGAGTCGACGACGAAGGGCGGCAAGCCATGAGCACCAACGGCGTCGGGATCTACCCGCCGCGCACGCCGGACCCGACGATCCTCGCGCAGGGCATGACGCCCGAGCAGGCGCAGGCGGTCGCCGACCGGACCACGCAGATCGCCGACTCGTGCATGACGATCCGCGCCGAGCTGGCCGACCACGACGTGACCGTCTACGTCGACAACGCGCAGCCCGGCTACGTCGGCGTCGACTGGGGCGACGGCTTCCAGGACGTCGAGGTCGAGGTCTCAGATCCGTCGCAGTCGCCGACCTTCACGCACACCTACGGCCAGGACGGGATCTGGACGATCACGGCCGCCAACCGGCCCTACGACACCTCCGACTTCGGCCACGAGGGCCCGGTCACCGAGGTCAACCACATCGAGCTGGCGATCAACTGGCCGCCGCCGCCCGTCAGCGAGTACACGCCGTTCGAGGAGCCCGCATGACCACCATCCCGCACTACCACTCCCAGCCCGCCGTGCTCGACGAGCGCGTGACGATCCCCGACGACGCGCCGCTCGCGCAGGGCCACTCGGTGGAGATGGCCGCCGACGTGCAGGGCGCGCTGGAGGATCACAAGGCGCAGCTCGCGGAGGAGCGCGAGCCGCCCAAGGAGCCCAAGAAGGCGGCCAAGAAGAAGGACGACGACTAGCCATGCCGATCGCCTCCTATGACCGCCTCTTCGGCGGCAAGGGCGGCGCGTCGAAGGCGCTGCGCGCGATGGTCAAGGAGTACGGCTCCAAGAAGGGCACGAGCGTCTTCTACGCGCTCGTCAACAAGCGCAAGAAGAAGGCGTCCTGAGGGCGCTCGCGCGGCGCTACGTCGAGGACTATCCGTTCTACGCCCGCACGGTCCTGAAGGTCGTCGAGCACGGCAAGCTCGTGCCGTTCGTCTTCCGCCCGGCGCAGCACGAGCTGTGGTCGCTGCTCAAGAGCCAGCGCGACGCGGGCGAGCCGATGCGGGCGATCATCCTGAAGGCCCGCAAGCTCGGCTTCTCGACGTTCGCGCAGGGCCTGCTGCTGCAGCGGGCGACGCTCAACGAGCTGCACTCGGCCGCCGTGATCGCGCACAACGGGCCGACCGCCGCCGTGATCGTGCAGGTCGCCGAGTCGATGTACGCGCACCTGCCGGACATCTCAGACGACGAGATCACGCTCAAGCCGCCGATCGCCAACCGGCGCCGCCACAAGGAAATCCGCTGGGGCGAGCGCGACCGCTTCTCCGGCACCGGCGCGGACGGCACGTTCGGCACCGGGCAGTCATCGCTGGTCGTCGACACGGCGAAGGAGTTCGAGGGTGGACGCGGCTTCACGTTCCAGTCGATCCACGGATCTGAGGTGGCCTTCTGGACGGATCTGAAACGCAAGCTGACGGCGCTGCGCAACGCGGTCGACTCGACCGACCCGGACACGCTGATCCTGCTGGAGTCGACGGCGAACGGACACAACGAGTTCAAGGAGCTGTGCGACGCGGCGCAGGCTGGGGAGGGCGACTACGCGCTGTTCTTCGCGGGCTGGCATCAGGACCCACGCTACCGGCGTCCGCTTACCGCTCGGCAGGCCGACCGTTTCGCTATCGGGGAGCACGCGTACGGCGAGGATGAGCCGGAGCTGGTCGAGCAGTACGGGCTCGATCTGGAGCAGCTTCACTGGCGGCGCTGGGCGATCGAGCACCTGTGCATGTCCGACGTCCAGATCTTCCACCAGGAGTACCCGAGCTTCCCGGAGGAGGCGTTCCTCGCGACCGGCCAGACGGTCTTCTCCGGCGTGCTGATCCAGAAGGCGATCCGCGACGCCAACAAGGCCGACGAGCCGTCCAAGCTCGGGCTGAAGGCGATCCAGTACACGACGCGCAAGACGCGCCGGGGCACGATCGAGGTCCCCGTCAGCGTCGAAACGCGTCCGGATGGTCCCTGGGAGGTCTGGGAGCTCCCGACAGACGCCGGCCAGTACGTGATCGCCTGCGACCCCGCATCGGGGGAGGAGTCCGAGGACGCCGCCTCGTTCGCGATCCAGGTGATCGACCACAAGACGCGGATGCAGTGCGCGCAGTTCGAGGCGATTCTCGAGCCCGACCTGATCGCCGAGCAGTTGATCCTCGCCTGCCTGCTCTACAGCAAGTACCGGCCGCCGTGGCTGGCGATCGAGCGCACCGGCGGCTACGGGCTGGCGCTGATCGACACGCTGTTTCACGAGTACGGCTGGCGTCAGATGTACACGCGCCGCCGCCAGGACGCCCCGACCGGCAACTACGCCGACCGGCTCGGCTGGGACACGACACGGCTCACGAAGGGGCTGCTGCATGACGAAGCGATGGCCTTGCTCCGGGAGGGCACGCACGGCATCAAGAGCACACGTCTCGCCCGTCAGATGGAGACCTACGTGCGGCGCGGCTCGGGTCGTACGGGCCCGCAGCCGGGCGCGCGCTCGGACCTGCTTCTGAGCTGGATGATCGCTCAGACGATCGCCTCTGAGAAGCGGCCTCGCGCGGACCGCGAGAAGCGTCCGATGGTCACGACGCACCGGCGGCGCCGCTACGCCGCCACCGGCTACTGAGAGGAGCCGCCCATGCAGTTTCTCTGCCGCGTCTGCGGGCTGGTCGTCGGCTCCCAGGACGCGCTCGCCAACCACATCCGGGGGTGCGTCGAACGCAACGCCGAGATCGTGGACGCCTACCGGCCGCCGAAGTTCGAGTTCGGCGATCCGGAGATGGCGGCCTTCGCCGCCGCTGAGGGCGACGTCTACAACCGGCGGCCCGGGACTCGGAGGCGGCCACGATGAGCGCAACGGCGCGACTCGCGCTCCCCTACCCGACCGGCCCGGACACCGCCGACGTCCCCCGCGACATCAAGGCGCTCGCGGATCGTGTCGAGGCGCTGACGGCGTGGATCAGGGCGCAGGACATGGTCCCCGGCGCGGGCATCCTGCAGCCGGGCGATCTGAAGATCTCGGCCATCGCCGCGTCGCACACCGGCTTTCTGCTGTGCGACGGCGCGAGCTACCTGCGGACCGACTGGCCGGACCTGTTCGCCGCGATCGGCGGCGCCGCGTCCCCGTGGGGGCTGCCGGACGGGACGCACTTCAACGTCCCCGACTGCCGGGGTCAGGTGCCGATCGGCGTCGGCACCGGCACGGGTCTGACGGCCCGCGCGATGGGCACCAAGTACGGCGCCGAGACGCACCAGCTCACCCGCGCGCAGCTCGCCGATCACTCCCACGACCCGTTCGTCGCGGGCAACAAGTACGTGCTCGGCGTGAACCTCGCGAGCTTCGCGCCCGGGTCGGGCTCGGGCAACGGCATCGCGGGGACGACATGGCTCGCCGACGCGACCGGCTCCAACCAGGGCGGCCCCGGCCTCAACCAGCCGGGCCAGGCGCACAACAACGTGCAGCCGTCGCTGGGCCTGAACTTCTTCATCAAGACCTAGGGGGCGCCGATGCGACGCGAGTTCACCTTCCTGGGCGAGCAGACCGAGGACGGGCTGATCGTTCACGACCGCGACGAGGTCAGGCAGTGCCTGCTCGATCTCGAAGCGGCGACGTTCCGGCTCGGCGGGATGTTCGTCACGTCCGCCGTGCGGTCTCAGATCGGCCCGGACGAGTACGTCACGACCGGCGTCGTGATCCGCTACGAGAGCTTCAGCCCGGCCGTCTCGCAGGCGCCGCTGGTTGAGGAGCCGATCGAGTCGTGAGCTACACGGCCCTCCCGGACGAGGATCGCGCGCTGGCCGAGGTGGTCATCAAGGCCCAGGCACGCGCCGAACCCGAGCACAAGCAGTTCCGGGACAAGGCCGACGAGTTCTACCGGCTCTACAGGGGCTTCACCGACTTCCGCGATCTCGCGGGACGCGGCCACTTCCGCGACGCCGATCAGGTGATCTCGGAGGCGCAAGCCGAGTGGGGCGCGGAGCTGTTCATCCCGTTCTGCTTCTCGACGGTCGAGACGATCGTGCCGCGCATGGTCGCCAACGGCCCGCGCATGATCGTCGTCCCCCGCGACGAGCAGGCGGTCGGCTCGGTCAGGTCGATGAAGCTCGTCATCGACGCCCAGCAGAAGCAGATCAACTACGGGCTGGTCCTGCAGACGATCGGCAAGGACGGCCTGATCTACGCGCTCGGCGTAGGCAAGACGCGCTGGAAGCACGAGGAGCGCCTGCGCGTGCTCGTCGTCGAGGACCCCGACAACCCCGACCCCGGCAACCCGCGCTACGTCGAGGGCAAGCCGCAGAGCTACACGACCTACGACGACGCCATCGCCGAGCGCGTCGACCCCTACGACTTCATGTGGGACCCGCTCGGGGACTCGATGGACAACGTCGAGTACGTCATCCACCGGCTCTGGCGCGGGCCCGCGTACGTCGCGCGGATGGTCCGCGAGAAGCTGTGGCGCGCCAAGGAGAACGACCCGACGTGCTCGTGGACGCTGGAGGATCTGCTCAGCTCGCGCGCGCAGACGCAGCGCTCGAACGTCTGGGACGACCGTCTGAAGTCCGAGGGCTACAACACGCAGGGGCAGCGCCAGGACGGCCTGCACGAGGTGTGGGAGTACCACGACGGCAACCGCGTCATCACGCTGCTCGACGGCTGCTATCCGGTGCAGGCAGGCCCGAACCCCTCCGGCGTCTACTGCATGCCGTTTCAGATCTACCGGCCGACCGTCGTCGGCGGTCGGTTCGTCGGCATCTCCGAGGTGGAGCCGATCCGCCACCTGCAGTACGAGATCAACACGCTCAGATCGCAGCGGCGCGACGCGGCGACGCTCAGCCTGATGCGGACGTTCGCGTTCAACGAGACCGCGATCGACCCCGACGATCTCGTCTTCGGCCCGAACACCGCGATCCCCGTCAACGGCGACCCGCGCGACTTCCTGTTCCCGATCCCCGTGCCCGAGCTGCCCGGCTCCTCCTACAAGGAAGAGCAGGCGATCATCAACGACATCGAGCGCACGTCGGGGATCTCAGACCCCGTCACCGGCGCCGACGTCGGAGCGTCTGAGACGGCGACCGGCGTGCAGCTCGTGCAGGCCGCCGCGAGCGCGCGCATCCAGAACAAGACGGCGATCCTCGAAAGCTCGATCATCGTCCCGCAGGGCTACGAGTTCATCGCGCTCAACCAGCGCCGCATCCTCACCGCGCGCAGCTACGCGGTCCCGACCGAGCCCGACCCGGAGAACCCGAACATCCCGGCGTGGGAGATGGTCAAGGTCACGCCGCCGGAGCTGATGGGCCGGATGGCGATCGAGGTCGAGGGCGGCTCGACGGCGCCGGAGAACATCCCGCAGAACCGCTCAGACGCGCAGATGTTCATCTCGCTCAGCCAGGACCCGCGTCTGAACGGCGAGAAGCTGCTCGTCCGCGCGCTGCAGCTCATGGGCGTCGACCAGCCGGAGGGCTACATCAAGCCGCCGGAGGCGATGGTCCCGGCCTCGCTCGTCGAGGGCTTCCTCGCGAACCTCAACGTGCCCGCGCAGGCGTTCATCCAGTGGCTGAACGTCCAGCAGCAGGGCCAGGGCCAGAACGGCAACGGCGCGGTCCCCGCCGGTGTCGGCGGCCCGACCGTCAACGGCAACCAGGGCGCTCAGATGGGAGGTGCGCCGGATGGCAGTTGATCCCCTGCACCCGACGACGACGCTGCAGCTCGTCCCGTGGGCGCCCGGACGCGCGGTCCCGTGCTACCCGCGCAAGTCCGATCTCGTGCTCCCCGACCAGCCGCCGCCGATGATCCCCGCGACCGCCACGGCGACCGTCGCCTCAGATCAGAGCCTCACCTACGGCCCGGATCTGACGCCGGGCGAATACTGGGCCATCGCCGAGCTGACGCCCGGCCAGCGCGACTACCGATACGTCGGCTTCCAGATGGTCGCGCCGTTCATCGGTGTCCCGGGGCCTACTGGTCCTCAGGGTCCCCAGGGCTCTGTAGGCCCGGCGGGGCCGGTCGGACCAAACGGACCCCAGGGGGTTCCCGGCCCCCAAGGTCCCGGCGGTCCGATCGGCACCACGGGACCGCAAGGCCCAGCAGGACCCACCGGCCCGCAGGGGCCGCTCGGCCCGACCGGCTACGGCGCGGTCTTCTCCTACGCGATCGGCCGCTCCAACGGCCCGCTGACGGCCGCGACCCCCGGCGCGTTCGTGCTCGTCCCCTTCCAGAACTCGCCGCTGCTGACGGTCTCGATGTTCGACGGCTACAACCTCGACTGGGTGCGCAACGCGGACGGCACGCTGACGTGCAAGCGCGCGGGCGAGTACGTGTTCGCGGGCGCCGTCTACTACGGCACCGCCTCCAACCCGTACCTCGCGGACGGCGACAACGTGCTGTGGCGGCTGTGCATGAGCGCGACCGACGTCACGCCGGACCCGAACACGGGCGAGGTGCTGGCCGCCGCGACGATGGTCGGCTCGGGCGCCAACCAGGCGCCGACCGCCGCGCTGGCCGCGACCAAGTACCTCAGCGTCGGGAACCGGATCGCGCTGTTCCTCTCCCAGCGCACCGGGCCCGGCGGCGGCGGCTGTGGCCCGTTCGGGATCTCGCTCGTGGGAGCGCAGACGTCATGAACCCCGGCGCCCGCTCCACCGACGATCTGAGCATCGACCAGCGCCCGTCGCTCAAGCGCACGCGGCGCACGCAGCCCTACCGACGTAAGCGGGGGCGCATGAAGGGCCCGACGCTGTCAGCGATGCTGGCCGGTCGGCCCCAGCACCTCCCGAACCCGATGGACGCCAAACGGAGGTTCATGAAGCGGCATGGCCGCTGAGCACTCGCCGTATCTCGCGACCCTCAAGGCGCGAGACCGGCGCTCAGACGCGGACCGTCTCCCTGCCGAAGCCGACGCCGTGCAGCAGATGCTGCAAAGCGAAGGCTGGCGTGTCTTGGCCGAGCTGGTCGAGTACGTCCACGGGGAGGCGGTCACGCGTCTGCTGTTCGGGCACGCCGGGATGACCGGCGCGACGCTCGAACAAGCCGAGTACGCCCGCCTGTTGGGCTTTCTCTCAGGGCTCCGTCAGACCCGTGTGGCGGCGGAAGCCTTCCTCATCCACGCCGAGCGCGTGCAGACCAAGGAGAACCGATGAGCGCACAGGGTCAGGACCCTGCAGCTCCGGCAGCCGAGACGGCCGCCGCACCGCCCGAAGGCGCGCAGCCCGCTGGGCTCGACCGCGTCTACGAGCAGATGGAAGCGATGGCAGCAGGGCAGAAGCAGATGCTCGACGCCCTCACGCAGATCACGGCTCCCCCCGAAGAGGAGGACGAGCCGGAGTTCGACCCGTCTGAGTTCTACGACGAGACGGGCGAGATGACCGAGGAGGGCGCCCGCGCCCTGATCTCAGACATGGTGGATCAGCGCGTCGAGAAGGTCATGGCGCCACGCGAGGCAGCGCGCCTCGTGCGCGAGCGTGACGACCTGTTCGAGGCGCTGAAGGACGAGTACCCGCAGCTTCAGGACGAGAAGATCGCCAACGAGGTGATCCAGAAGGCGCTCGGATGGGCGCACACCCACAACAAGGGGCTGATCGAGCGCCCCGAGTTCGTGGATGTCATCGAGTGGATCTACCGCTCCGAGCACGGCAGCGCCCCGTCTGAGGACGAGGAGGAGCCGCAGCCCGGCCGGACCGTCGTGCTGGAAGGCGCGAGCGGTGCCCGACGCGAGTCCAAGCCGCAGCAGGTCGACTGGCAGAAGCGCGTCATCGACGCGGCGCAAAGCGCCTCGACGCGCATCTGAAACGCCCCCGTAGGGGGCCTCCCAAGGAGCACACATGCCCCCGATCATCGGGACGCGCGGCACTGACACGCTCGCGCCCGAGCAGAAGTACATCGAGATGTCGGACGCGATCAAGATGCTCGTGCCCGACGCGACGCCGTTCACGACGTTCCTGACCAGCCTCTCGAAGTCGAGCACCGGCTGGCCGGAGTTCAAGCATCTCGAAGACGACGTCCTGCCGCGCTTTGACGCGGTCGTCGGCGCGGGCGGCGTGGCCGCCACGTTCAACGTCGCGACGGGCTCCAAGTTCCGTCCGGCCGACATCGTCATCGCGACCCGCACGGGCGAGCAGATGCGCGTCGAGTCGATCGCGACCAACGCGCTGACCGTCACCCGTGGCGCGACGCCGGTGGCGCTCGTCGACACCGACGAGCTGCTGATCGCAGGTTCGGCCCAGCCGGAGGGCGATCTGTCGCGCGTGCCGGTCTCGGCGAACCCCTCGCCGGTCCTGAACTACACGCAGATCCTGCGCCGCTCGTGGGAGCTGACGGGCACGGCGTACGCCTCGCAGAACGAGACGACCCCGCACGACTGGGACTACCAGGCGACGAAGATCGGCATCGAGCACAAGCGCGACATCGAGCGCACGCTGCTCTACGGCGTCCCGTCGAAGGTGACGGCCTCCAACGGCCAGCCGATGCGCACGACGGGCGGGCTGTTCTACTGGATCAAGACCAACGCGATGGACGCCGGTGGCGGCTTCTCGGAGGACGAGTTCAACACGTTCGCCCGGACCGTCTTCCGCTACGGCGCCAAGCGCAAGGTGCTGATGGGCTCGCCGCTCGCGACGAGCGTCCTGAACACCTTCCCGATGTCGAAGGTCCGGATCGCGCAGTCCGAGACCAAGTACGGCATCAACGTCACGACGTTCGTCAGCCCGTTCGGGCAGATGGGCCTCGTGACCAACTGGGAGCTGGAGGGCTCCAAGTACGGCGGCGTCCTGATCGCCTACGACCAGGACAACGTGCGGTACCGCTACCTCCAGAACTCCAAGGCCAACCGCGACTCGCACGTCAACACCAACATCCAGGCGCCCGACGCCGACACGCGCCGGGACGAGTGGATGACCGAGATGGGCCTCGACGTCTCGCTGGAGAAGACGGCGGGCGTCGTGACCGGCATCACCGGCGCGGCCTAGGGAAGCGTGTGCGGCCCACGGGTCGGCATCACCCGGGGCCGCACGGTCGAGCACCCTACCCCGATTCCTGCCGGAATTGTCCTCAGACTGGTCTCAGAACCGGCTGACGCCCGGCGGGAAGTGGACCGAAAGGACCGCATATGGCTCCGACCCCCACCGCCACGTTCGCGGCGCTTCGCGCTGAGCAGATCGTCGTCGAGAGCCCGGCCGTGCCGGAGTTCTCCAACGGCCGTCAGATCGGCGTGCGGCCCGGCACGTATCACGCCTTCAAGGACCACCGCTGCACGGTGCGCGGCCAGAAGTCGATCGACTTCATGCGGGCCCGCTCGAAGGCCAACGACGGCCCGGAGATCTACGAGCTGGAAGCCGACGACGTGCCGGAGGTGACGGCGCTGCTGGCCGAGCTGGCGACGGCCGACACCGACCGCGTACGCGACATCCTCGAAGCCGAACGCAAGACCAGCGCGCGGCGCGTGATCCTCGACACCTGCGAGCGCATCCTGCAGCGGGCGGGCGTGTCTGAGCGCAAGCCCGGCCAGAAGGTCGTCAGCGCCTGATGCCCGATGGCGTCGTCACCTGGGCCGATCTGACGGCCGACGTGCGCGCGCAGGTCGACGTGGACGATCTGACGGCGCTCGGCTGGCTCGTCGACTGCGCGCGGATCATGAACGCCGAGGCGGGTTGGAATCTGAACGTCTCGACGTACACCGGCGACGGCAACGAGAACGCCTTCACGACCTACCCGTGCGTGCGGATCGAAGCGGTCCTCGTCGACAACCAGCCGTACCGGCGGCGCACGCTCTCTCAGATGGACGCCGCCGTCGCGGGAGGCTCGTCCCGTCAGATCTACGCCGAGCTGGCGGGCGCCTTCCCGGCCGTCCTCGTGAACCCGACGCCACGCTCCGGCGGGGCGATCGAGGTGCGCTGGATCGAGGACGTCGCCTACCCCGACGACCCGACGACGCAGACGCCCGGCTTCCCGTCTGATTTGGTGTCATGCCTCGCTGACGGCGCTATTGCAACGGGCCTTGCACGGATGGATGAGCGCTTTGACTCGGCGGGCTACTTCCAGGCGCGCTTCACCGACGCGACGACGCGTCTGAAGCACCGCCGCAACTCGCGCGTCGGGCGCGGCCCGGTCCCGATCCGGCTGGTCACATGAGCACGGGGCTGCTGATCGTCGGCCAGGACGACTTCGCGGCGGGCGTCGTGCGCGGCGTCGCCCCGGACGTCGCGCCGGGGCTCGGTCTCGCGAACTCGATCAACGGCCTCTACAACGACGACGGCGACGTCTACCGGCGCGGCGGCACGGCCGCCTACGCACCCGCCAAGGACGCCGTCAATCGCGACTACACGTTCCTGTGGTCGGGGTTCCTGGGCGGCAAGGCGGCGATGCTCGTCGCCGACTCGGCGGGCCTGTACGCGGTCGACGTCGTCAGCCACGCCTACACCCAGGTGAGCGCCACGGGGCTCGCGAACCCGTGCCAGGGCGCCGTCATCCACGACACGCTGTACCTGCCCAACGGGATCGCGTGGGCGGGCGCTGTGGGCGCGAACTACGCGACCGGCACGCTGGCCTTCACGACGGGCTCGACGGCCGTCGTGGGGACCGGGACGGTGTTCACCGGCAACGTCGTGCCGGGGACGATCATCACCGTCGCGGGCCAGCAGCCCTTCATCGTCAAGACGGTCGTGGACGGCACGCATCTGACGATCGACCGGCCCGCGCCGTCGACCGTCTCCGGCGTCGCCTACACGGCCTCCGCGAGCGCGGCGTGGGCGCGCCCGACCGAGCTGGACCAGACGGCGCCGATCCGCCTGTGCGCCATCGCCAACCGGCTGGTCGTGGCGGCCAACAACCGGATCGCGTTCTCGGGCATCAACGCGCCGTGGAGCTTCGACCCGACCGACTACCACGACCTGCCCGGCGGCGTGCTCGTGGTGGGCCTGTCCTCGATCCACGACACGCTGATGAGCTTCACCAACTTCGGGCTGTGGACCGTCCAGAACATGGCCTTCGATCTGACGGACGCGCAGGGCAACATCCAGCAGACGCTGAGCCTGCTCACCCCGGAGGTCTCGCTGTGGCGCGAGGCGGGACTGTGCGAGTGGGCGGGCCGGATCGTCGCGCCGTGCCTCGACCGCGTGTTCATCGTGGACGCGATCTCCGCGCCGGTGCCGATCTCGATCTCGATCTCGCCGGAGTACGTCGGCTATGTGAACGCCGGATTCCAGCCCGGCCAGGCGAAGGTGTTCCGCAATCACCTGTTCCTCCCGGTGCTCAACGGCACGCGCACCGACACGCTGCAGGTCTGCCGCCTCGACCGTCCCGTCCGAGCGGGCCAGGTCTACTACCCGTGGTCGACGTTCGAGGGCCAGGCGCTGAAGGCGACGGCGTTCGACGTGACGCTCACCGGCGCGACGCCGAACTTCATCGCGGCCAGCTCAGACCGGAGCCTGCAGAGCTTCGCGCACGTCTTCGACCCCGACGCGGCGCACGCCGCAGACCAGGACGGCACGGCCTTCGTGTTCGACGTCGAGAGCCGCGACTTCCCGACCGGCAACGGGCAGCCCAACCACGTCCGCAAGCTGCGCCTGCGCTACACGCTCAACAGCGCCTCAGACGTCCAGATCCTCGCGGGCTACTCGATCGGCACGTCTGAGCAGACCTACGACGATCTGCGCAACCAGAGCGCGAGCTACGACATCGTCAAGGCGACCTACGCCGACTACGCGCACGTCCTGATCGGGCCCGGCGCCGCGTCCGGCTTCCCGCCGTCTGAGGACGACCCGACGCGCTTGTGGGTGGCGCTCGGGCACGTCACGCCGCAGGACACCGGCCTGAGCCCGGTGAGCTGGCCGTTCCCGCAGGCCAAGCGCGTCCGCTACATCCGCTTCCGCTTCCGCACCGTCGATCCGGTCGCGAAGCTCGTCCTGCACCACCTCGACTTCCACGTCCGCGCGGCGACGCACAACCGATGAGCGCTCCCACGATCGAGCAGCATGCGCAGCTCGGGTCCGTCGTCAGCCGACACGACATCCTGATCCGCCAGCTCCAGTCGATGAGCGGCGGCGTCGGCCCGCCCGGGCCGCCCGGCCCAACGGGACCGACCGGACCGCCCGGCGCCACCGGCGCGACCGGCGCAACGGGCCCAGCAGGTGCGACCGGGCCAGCAGGCGCGACCGGCGCGACCGGGCCCGCAGGCGCCACGGGACCCCCGGGTGCTGACGCGCCGATCGTGGCGTGCTACATCGCGACGGGTATAGGCACCGCAACGGCGGCGTTCGGCTCGAACGTCTTCGGGCTCGTCCCGGCTGGGCCCGTTGCGCAGACGGTCGGCTCGGGCATCCAGCGCAACGCGGACGGGACGTTCACCGTGCTGCAGGCGGGCGTCTACACCGTGTCGGCGTCGGTCGGCGTCGGCGCCGCGCTGGCTGCGTCGTACACCGTCGAGTCGCGCATCTGCTGGGCGCCGAGCGGCATGCCGACTGCGGGCCAGTATCTCGCGATCGAGAACAGCGCCGGACAGCAGTACCCAACCAACGGGCTGTCGACGACGTTCTCGTTCCCGGCCGGGGCGACGATCGCCGTGCTGAATTCCTGTAACGGGCCGAGCACGTCGTATCTGAGTTACAACGTCGTCATCACTCGGGCGGGCGCGGGGCCGACCGGCCCGACCGGTCCGACCGGCCCGCAGGGGCCCGCAGGACCGGAGTCCTACGCCAAGGGCACGCGCTCACCGGACCAGTCGATCGCGAACAACACCGACGCGACGATCGTCTTCAACTCGTTGGCCGAGAGTGTGGGTGCCAACGCGCCGTCGCTGAACGTCACAACGGGCGTCTTCACGATCAACGAGACGGCCGAGTACACGATCACGTTCTTCGGCTACTTCGCCGACTCGGCCGCGATGTCGACGCGGCGCATCCTGTCGGTCAAGTCCACCGCCAAGGGCCTGATCGCACGGTCCACGCCGGGCGTGCAGGGCTCGAACAATCCGGGCACGACCGTCAACTGCACGCTGCGCCTTCAGGCGGGCGACACGATCTTCTCGTCCGCCTTCCAGGACAGCGGCGCGGCGATCACGTTCAACTCGGCCTACATGACCGTGACCAAGGTCGGGCCCGGTCCGCAGGGCCCGCCCGGCAAGGTGCCCGTCAGCCGCTCTCAGCACAGCGGCGTGAGCCTGCCGTTCACCTCGCCGACGTACAACGAGGTGACGACGTCGCTGCGGCTCGCTGTGAATCTGACGGCGGGCAACTACGCGCGGCTCACGGTGACGGGCCAGTTCGAGCACACGATCGCGGCCGGGAACGGCTACCTGGGACTGAGGGTCTATGACCTTGTCGCCAACGGCTACATCTCAGACATTGTCTGGAATTCGCGCGAGTGGGTGGCGGGCAACAACTACACGTACACGTTCAGCGCCGTGCTGCCGGTCGTCGCGTCAGGTAGCGGGGCGCTGTTGTCGGGCGCGCGCTCGCTGACGGTGATGGTTGCTACCGGCGCCGCGACGCTGACCCTCCGCAACGACGTCACTCCGATGATCTTCTCCGTCGAGGAGCTACAGCAATGAGCCAACAAGTGGTGTGTAACCAGTGTGGCGAGGTGATCGACCAGTCGATCTCCTACTACACCGCGCAGGTCTCGACGGTCCAGATGATCGACGGCGTGCTCACAGCGGGCGGCCCGGCGATCCAGATGGACTACCACGAAGGTCACCTGCCGACCGGCATGAGCAAGCCGTCTGAGTAGTAGATCCGCAGCCCCGGAAGGGGGTGAGAGATGGCCGCAGCCAAGAAGTACGACTGGGGCGACGGGCACGGTGCCGTGCACTCGATCCCGTACGCCACGCACGTACAGAACATGGTGCAGGCGGGCTTCACGCCGCAGGCGCCCCCGGCAGGGTCCTATGACCCGTCGCTGGAGGCGAACCTCGGTGCGTCGAACCGTGGTCTGAGTGATCTGATCTCAGACACGGACCCGCTCACCGGCACGGCGGGCATGCGCAACACGCTGGACTGGCAGACCCAGCAGGCGCAGCTCGACCAGCAGGGGACGCGCTCGACCGAGGACTACAACACGGCCGTCTCGGCGCAGGGCACGAGCTACCAGCGCTCCCTCGACGACCTGCTCAAGGCCCGTACGCAGGGCGGCGAGGACTACCAGACCAACCTCGCGAACCTCAGCCGCCAGTACAAGCAGCTCGGCGACGTCCAGGCCCAGACCGCCAACAAGGCGGGCGTCGCGGAGACCGGCGGTGCGCTTCTGCAGGCGCAACAGAAGCGCGCCGCCAACCAGGCTGTCGACAAGGCGCCGATCGACACCGCGTACCAGCGGTTCCTCGCCGACTCGAACACGTCGCAGTCGCGGCTGGGCCAGGACAACACGACGGCGCTCGCGAACCTGCTCACCGCCTACACGCGCCAGGGGCAGGACATCGGCGCCGCGAAGGACCAGAACACGCTCACGTATGGCCGCACGCAGGACGACCTGCAGACGGCGATCGACCGGGCGCAGCGCGAGAACACGCAGCTCGGGCTTGACACGCGCAACCAGGAGCAGTACCAGGCGGGCACGCCGGTGCAGTTCGCGAGCCCAACGACGACGGCGGCGCCCGCGAAGGGCAACCCGCCGGTGTCGACGATCACGGCCGCGCCGGGCGTCGCCGGGACCAAGCGCAAGCGCAAGGGCAACGTCATCACGTACACGGCGGGGGTGACCACGGCCTAATGGCTACGGCGACCAAGACCAAGAAGAAGACCAAGAAGACCAGCTCGGATCTCGCCTACGCGACCGCCGTCGCCAACGAGAAGTACGGCCCTCAGATCTCGGAGATCAAGGGGCTCTACGACCAGGCCAAGCAGCAGTACGCGAGCGACATCGACGCGGCCAAGAACAACGCCGCGTCCGGCGTCGCGTTCGCCACGCAGGCGCGCCCTCAGACGATCTCCGACTACGCCAGCGCGCGCTCGACGACCGACCAGCTCAACGCGCTGCAGAACGCGCAGCTCGCGAAGGCGCCATCGAGCGGCGGCGTCTCAGACGTGCTGCGTACCGCGATCACGGCCGAGCAGACGGGCCAGGGCAAGAAGATCGCCAACGAGCGCGCGAACTCGCTGCAGGCGCTGACCGACCGCGCGACGGCGGCGGCGTCCGGCCAGCAGTTCGCCGCCAACCAGGCCAAGAGCGCCTACCAGAAGACGGCCGACACGCTCACCCAGAAGCTCGTCGACATCGCGGGCCAGCAGGGCAACGAGATCGCCGTGCAGCTCGGCAAGCTCCAGCAGACGAAGGCCAAGACCGACGCGAGCAACGCGAAGACCAAGGCCGCCAACCAGCGCTCGGACTCGACGATCTACACGTCGGGCGCGTTCAACGGCATGACGCACGGCGAGGTCAACGCGCTCACGCCGCAGCAGCGCCAGGCGAAGGTCGACGCCTACAACAAGTCTTCGAGCAAGGGCAAGGCCAAGGGGCAGTCGCGGGCGACGTCTGAGCAGCGGCAGAACCTCAACACCGACGTCCAGGGCGCGATCAACGACTGGACGCGGATCGCCGGTGCGACGAAGCTCGACCCGAAGACCAAGAAGCGGGTGCCGGTCGGTCTGACGCCGGATCAGATCCGCGCGCTGATGCTCAAGGGCCAGACGCCCTCCAAGGACAACGGCATGTCCTCGATCAAGAAGCGCTCGGCGCTCGCGACGCAGATCGCGGAGGAGATGGCGACCGACAACGCGATCTCGTCTCAGACGGTCAAGAAGCTCCACGATCTCGGCTACAAGACGACCGACATCGACCGGATCGTCACGGCCTACCAGCGCTCGCTGGCCAACCGGATCTCACGGCCGGGGACCGCGCCCGCTGAGGGCGGGAACAGGCCGACCTGATGGGCTTCAACGCTGGTCAGCCGACGCTGGCCGCCAAGCCCAAGAAGGCCAAGAAGCCGCCCGCGCCGAAGCCGTTCGTCCTCAGGACGCCGACGCCGGACCAGCTCGATCGCACGGCGCCCGCAGCTCGCCAGGCGCACCGCCAGCGCGTCGCCACGCAGGTGCAGACGCGCGTCGCCAAGCAGGTACGGACGGCCGCGCACAAGCAGCGCGTCGAGGCACACGAGCACGATCTGAGAGTCGCGCGCCATCAGGCCAAGGCGCAGGTGCAGGCGATCCAGTCGCTGGCGGACTCGATCTCCAAGCAGGCGCAGCTTCACCGGATGGCGGCCGAGGGGCTGGCGCGCGCCTCCAAGGGGACGCTGAAGACCGGTCGGATCTTCGGTCACAAGGTCCCCTTCACGCGCGACGCGAGCGGCGCGAACCTGACC